TCTACATAGTCGGCGGGGGCGGGGCGCTCGCCAGGGCTGGGGGGGTTCGCGCCGCCACGGAGCAGGGCGCAACGCTGGCGCCAGGCCGCTACGTCCTCGGCGGGTAGGGCCGCCGTCACGTCGTCCCAGAGGGCGCGATGGGGGTTGCGCTCGGAATACTGCATCGGGACGCCCCGGATGGCGTCGCCAATGCGGTCGTGGGGGACAGACTCCTGCGCCCACCGATGCGTCAAGGGCGGAAGGTGGTTGCGCAGGTCGCGGGCGTGCTGGATCATTTCGGTCAGTTCGAGGTCAGGAGAGGAGGCGCCGAGACTGTCAGGGCGCAGGCACGGTATGCACCCCCCGGTGGAGGTGTAACGCCAGCCGGAGTGCCCGTGTTTGCACGGGGTGCCCGTGCGGAACCGAGAGAACCCCATCGCTCGGGCGTCCTCTCGACTCAGGATCATGTCGGGGAAATCTCGACTCATGGCGGCGTCGGGGGTATTCCTCCCGTCGGTATCGGCGCACACCAGGCACTTCTTTTTTCCCGCCTCGCGCACCCCCACGTGGGCGCCGAAGCTGCACGTCAGGCGCCCCGACCGGCCGTCGGAGGCATAGCAGTAGCGTTTCCCAGCAACGACCGCCTCCATGTCCCCCGCCGGGGCGTAGTAGGAGTCCCGGACGCGCGCCGTTTTGATGAGGCAGACCATACAATCCCCGGTATCGGCGTACCGGACGGTTACGGTCGTGTCCCCGCAAATGGGGCATAGATCGTGGGACCGATATTTTTCGTGACCATCCGCCAGGGCGTCGGACCGGGAAAAAGGCATTTGTGACGCCGATCCAGTTTTCGGATTTATGTAAATTTTCATGGTAGTTTTGCTCCGGCGAGTGAAAACATGATGATACCTAACGGATTATCAAAAGTAAATAGGTTAGGTGGGCTACCCCGGATTTCCGTTTTACCCCGCCACTTTTCGGGATGAATTTCCAGTAAGTGTTTGAATCGTAAAGGGAAATCGTGTTTTTACCCCAGTACCCTACCCTACACCCCCACCGACGACTACTGCCCCCCTAGAAAAACGCGTTAGGTATTACGTAATTATGTAATACGTACACCCCTATAATACATAACGCTATATCTACTACTACTGATATAAGGTTATATGGGGTATATGGGGTAGGGTAAAAAAAATCGTTAAAAATCAACGGTACCCCTTACCCCGCTATTTTTTACCCCGTTAAATTCTCGGGGTTTCCGCCCGCTGGTGCTGGGGGCTTGCGCACTCGGGGCGGGTGTGGTATTCATTGCGTGTTTTCAATTCACGCCATCCGCCCCCATGCCTGAGCCATCAAAACTCCCCTCCAGTCGAAACGTCGCGCCCCGTCGTGGATTGGGGGCGTGTCGAATCGGATTACCGTATCGGGCGAAAAACACTGCGGGAGATCGCGGGATAACCCACGCGGACCAGGCACGGCTCGCCGATGCGACGGCTACGAACAAGGGAGTGGAAGGGATGTACAGCGCCACCCAGGCCACCAGCAACATCGCCACGCAGCCGGCCGTAGCGCCCCTGGCCGACGAGCTGCTGCAATCAGCCGGCTTCAAAGACGCCAACGCGCCGCCCATTATCCCCAATGCACGGGGGTCTCCCGCCCTGGCGCCGGCGCGTAACACTGATCCTCTCACTCCGGTCAATCCGGCAGTTGGGATGAATGCGGGGATCGAAGGGGGGCAACCGTGACCGTGCCGTGTCGAGAGTGTCTGCACTGGCTGCCTCGGTACGACGCAGAGGCCGGGTGGTGTCGGGAGCGCCAGTCAGAAACGAGTGCGTGCGATACGTGCCCGTGTGCTCAGGAGGCGTTGCATGACCGATGAACAGCTACGGGCCGTCATGCCGCACGCCCCTGCGGGGTTCCTGCCCCCGTTGGACGCCGCCATGATCGAGTTCGGCATTGATACTCCCCTTCGACAGGCGGCGTTTCTGGCGCAGATTGCCCAGGAGTCGGGGCAGTTATCGCGCCTGGCGGAAAATCTGAACTACACGGACGTAGCGTTACTGACGCAATGGCCGCGCCACTTCACCGCCGAGACGGCGCGACGGTACGGGCGAGCCGACGGGCATCTGGCCGATCAGGAAATGATTGCCAATCTGGTCTACGCAGAGCGTAATGGGAACGGAGACGTGGCGTCAGGTGACGGCTGGCGTTACCGTGGGCGTGGAGCGATTCAGATTACGGGCAAGTACAATTATGACAAGTGCGGGCGGGGAATCGGCATTGATCTGGTGGCGCACCCGGAACTTCTCTTAGACCCAATTCAGACTTGCCGTAGCGCCGCGTGGTTCTGGGAGCGCAACGGTCTGAATTTCCTGGCAGACAAAGAAGATATGGCCGGGATCACCCGGCGCATCAATGGCGGGCTGCTCGGATTGAATGAACGCATGGCGTACTACCGCATTGCCCTGGGGGTACTGAAATGAGCATACAAGACGTGTTGGCGGGGATCGCTCCGACCATCGCCAGTGCCCTTGGCGGGCCGCTGGCGGGCATCGCCGTGGGGTTCATCGCCAAGCATTTCGGCGTGAGCGAGGAGCAGGCGGCAGCTTCCGTAGCGGGGGCAGACCCGGTGAAGCTAAGGGAACTGGAAATCAGCTTCCAAGAGTTCCTTGCCGCGAACAACATCAAGATTGATTTAGCCCAGATCGGGGTGAACACGGAAGAGGCCAAGAGCGCCAGCGTGTTCGTCTCGGGGTGGCGGCCGTTCGTCGGTTGGGTCGGCGGGTTCGCTCTGGCGTACTCCGCGATCATAGAGCCGGTGGCCAGGTTTGGGGCATCAGTGTGGGGCGGGTATCACGGGGCATTCCCGGTAATTGACACCACGATAACGATGCAGGTTCTTACCGGGCTGCTCGGCCTGGGGGCCATGAGGTCTTATGACAAGAAGCAAGGCACTTCAAGCTGAGGCGCCCCCATCCGGCTACCCGAAGGCTGGGGGCTGCGGTCTCTCCTATTCACACCCGGACGCCGAGATAGCGCGGGAGGCTCGGCACTTACCCCTGCCGAATAGCCGGGGCTACTTTTGGGGATGAAGGTTAACGGGTCGCCGGTGGAGTAGGCGCTTGGGACTCCATCCACTCTATCCTAGTTTGTTCCTATTTGCTGTAACTTATTGCCGGTTATCGCCTAACTCTCTGATTTATAACGCCATTTTTATAGCGTTTCGCCGAGGGCAGCGGGGCTTCCATTTCGTTCAGTTCCGACTCCCTGCGCATCAACCAGACCCGGAAGCCCATTTCCGGCGGCGGCCTGATGATCCAACAGCGCACCCCGCATCAGATGCGCGGCCATGGCCCGGCGCAGGAGGTACACCGGCCCGGCCGCCACCACGATCCACGCCGGCAGCGGCCGCCCACATGATCCAGAGGCGGAACCCCGCCAGAATTTTCAGTATTGAAGTTATTTCGGTCCTTTCAAAAAGTCTTTCCAGCCGGCTATCAGCAGCCAAGCCAGGAACAACAGCAGGCCCCACTTGGCCAGTTCAAAATTCAGCTTGCGCCAGAAATCCGCCCGCTCTTCAGCGCGGCGGATGACGCTCTCGTGATAGGCCCGGTGGCCGTTGGGGTCGTCCCCTGGGAATCCGGCTTTCAGTCCCGCCAGGCCCGAATCTATGTGGGCCAGTGCGGCATCCAGGGCATCCAGGCGCCGCATGAGGAGGTGCTGACGGGGATCTCGGGCATCTACCCCGTCGTACTGTTCTTGATCGCTCATTCCTCGTCCCTCATTTTCACAATCAGCCGGCTCGCGGACGTTAGCCCCGACAGCCAGCCCAGGATTAACCCGCCGCCGTTCCCGCTGCACTGGTGGCGGTGCCGGCGGCCGTCTGTGCCAAGGCCAGGTCAGCGGCGACGGTGCCGGCCTGCGCGGCGACAGTGGCGCCCGTGGCGGTGATGCTCGTCAGGGATGATGCGACGGTGCCGACCAGCGTCTCCACTGTGGCTAGATCGGCACGGGTCAGGGTGGCGACGATGCGGGCGCCGATTTCCGGGGCGTAGAGGCGGCAGCGTACCGCGCAGGCGGAGAGAGTCATGGTCAGGTTCCGGCAGGGTAAGCGGGCCGCATTGGCAACACGCAGGGCGTGCCAGCAGACAGGCAGATGCGCAGATCGGCTCGGTAGGCGGTCCAGGCGTCGGGCACGGGCACGCCAACGGCCAGGCAGCGCAGGACGGTGGTATCGGATGCGGCCAAGGCGGCGCGGGCCTGCTGATGGAACGTGGCCAGCAGTTGCGCGGCATCCGGCACCGGGGCGGCGTACTCAGCCACGGCGCCGAATTCGCCGGCCACGGCGCGGGCGTAGATGTCGCGTCCGTGGGCTTCCGTGTCGTCGGGAATGGCGGAAAATGGCAGTTCGCCAAGGTCCTTAAAATTCACTGTGAGGGTGATGGCGGTGTGCTCCGGGTTCTGCCATGTGGGGCTGTGGGCGGTGATGATGTTCATGCGATTCTCCAAGCGAAACCAACTGTTGTGCTCGTGTAAGCCCCTCCGACATTGGCCCAGTTTGCCCCGCCTGCCGATATCCCGACCCCGTTCCCGTATGTCAGCCCCAGGAATGAGTACGCCCACGTTCCACCGGGGGGTAGCGTCACCCCTCCATTAGGATCTAGGGACAGCGCCGCCCACTGCCCAACCCCTGCGGCGGCTTGGGGTTTCGTCGCTGGCGTATAGCCGAGGGCGGTCGTGATGGACGTGGAGGTCACGGACGGGATAACAAAATTCCCGGCCACATCCGGCCCGGTGCTGTTGATCGTTTTCACGACACTGCTGAGGCCAAGCGCAGTCAGGGCATCGGATACCGCCCCGGACGTGCCTAGCAAGCCGGCAAGAAAATCATGCAGGCTAGCCAGCCAGTTTTTCACATCGCCTTGCGTGGCTGTGCTGCCGGTGGCGACAGATGTTGCGGGGAGTGCGGTAGGCATGTGCTGTTAGCTCCACATCGGGGTTGTTGAGGTCGAGGACCACATCGGGGTGGATGAAATGCTGCTCCACATGCCGACGAAGCCCACATTGAGGTAGGTCGTGCTGCTCCAGGTGCCGGCCCGCGCTCTCACGGCGGCGACGCGGAAGCGGGTGGCGGCGCCAAACAGGCTGGAATCGGCCCAGGTGGTGTTTGCCGTCTCGCCCGTGCGTAGCCATGTCACGCCGTCGCCGCTCTGGTCAATCTCGTAATGGTCAGCGGCGGGACTGGCGGTCCAGGAGATCTGGGTGAGGACGGCGGACCCAGCGACGGCGGCAGCGGTGAGGCCGCTGACGGCGTTGCCCGTGGCCTGTTCGCCGCTGATCGTGTAGGTGTAGGCGGACAGAGTGCTGATGTCCTGCACACCGCCGCCCCAGACATTCACGCTTTGGAATTTGAAGCCGATGGTGCTGCCGATCAGCCCCAGGTCCAGACTGCCAGATTTCGCAAGCGCATCGTCCAGGCGGATGAAGGGGTCGCCGCTGGCATGAATCGCTTCCGCGCTGCCGTAGGCGCCCCGCACCAGCCCGCCGAGGCTGTAGGCGTTGGCACCGGTGAGTGTCGCGTCCTGGTGCGCCATGAATTCGGCATTCGATCCGCCCACATAAAACAGCGTGTGTAGGGCCGCAGCATCGGTAGCAGACGCGCCGAGGAGTTGCCCGCCCTGCCCGTCCAATTGCACGGCAAGCGGGCCGGCGCTGGTGGCGCTGATTGCTGCCGTCAGGTGGCCAACACGGGCCGGGGCGGCGATCGTGGTCAGCAGCTTGTAGGTCGTGCCGTCGTAGCTGACCCACACATTGCAGCCCCCCCATACCGTGCTGCCTGCCGGGCCGGACACGCCCGCCCATACCTCAAGCCCCGTGCCTGCTGCCAGGGCATAGGGCGGCTCGAAGATGCACACGGCGCCCACGTCGCCCGGGTCCGCGTTGTAATCCACGGAATAGCCGCCGCTGGTCGGCACCGGTGCGACGACGTGAGACGACACGCCAGGGGGCGCATCTTCGGCGACGATGGACAGGGTGCCGGCTTCGTCCTCTTCGATGCTCAGGATGCGGACAGGATAAAGATTCAGGCCGAGAGCCGCATCCGTCAGGGTTACGAGGTCCGTCGGCTCCAGGGCGCACCACTGCCAGCCAAGCTTGAATTCGTACTGCGCCCGCACATACACGGCCCGTTGCAAAATCAGCATGGCCACGGCTTGCGCGACGGCTGAATCCGCGATCTGGTGCGCCGTGATCGTGCTCGCGGGGCGCAGGCCATACACGTCGATGCTGGCCTGATCCTGCACAATCACGGTCGTGGTGTTGTAGCTGTTCGCCCGGTCCAGGTACTCGAGAGTCACCTGGTTGTAAGCGTCCGCCGTTGTGCTTACCGTGGTGGCGATGGCGTTGCGCTTAATGATTACCGGGTCAGCACCGGCGTCCCCCACGAAATCATCGTCGGAGAAATTGGCAACCGGCGTGAGGCCGGGCGTGAAGGTCGCGCCGTGGCCCGTCGCTGCCGCGTCGCCGTAGGGCACGAACTTCAGCACGCCCTCGGAGAAATACACGCCCGTGTTCGTGAGCTGGGCCAGGTCGGTGATGATCTGGCCGACGGCCGTGGGCAAGTCGTAGCACGGGGACAAAAGCAGGCCATTGGCCCGGCAGTAGGCGGAATACTGGGCCAGGCTGGCAAGGGCAGGGGCATTCGGCACGCCATAGGCAGCGCTCGTCAGCAGGTCCGTGACGATGTCCTTCGGGTCCGCGTCATTGCTCCCGCTCAGGATGCACTTGCCGGCCACCTCGAAACTGTGATTTGGTAGGCTTGCGCTGTTTCCGAGGTCGTAGCCGGATGCGGCCACATAGACGATTCCCTGATAGCCCATGGCCTCCGCAGGGTGGGCGCTGGTCAGATAGGACCATGGGGACTGAGGATAGGCGCCGAGGAACAGGGAAAACAGGGTCGATGGCGCAACCTGCGTCTTGTCGATCCATGCGTTTGTGATGCCCGCCACCAGCCCTTCCCCCATGGCCAGTATGAAACTGGCTGTGTATGTGTAGCTTGTGGATCTGCTGGATTGTCCGCCGCCCTTGCCGCCGCTGCTCTGGCTGGTCGTGTGCGCAATGGGTGTGAAATCGCCGTACCATAACAGATTTGGGGATACCCGCGTCGTCCCGTAGGTCAGGGGCATGGGCAGCCCGTTGGCGCTGTTCTGGATCGACAGGCCGGATAGCGGGGCCGGCCCTTCCTGTTGCGGCGTTGATGCGCCGCCGAATAGTCCGCCCATCAGTCAACCCCTCGGACGTGCCAGGCGCCGGCAAAGCGGGCGGCCAGCGGGCCGTTATCGGCTTCCGTGGTCACGACCTTGCCTGCGTCACGCCAAGCATGCACCACCACGGGCCAGGCCGTGACGATGGCGCCATGGGCAGCGTGACGGCCGTAACGGAACATGGCCACGTCGCCGGGCTGAGGGACCTCTCCGGCCGGCACGGGGTCGGCATATTGCGCGACGATAGCCAGGAAGCGCGGCTCATCGTGGTGCAAATTCCAGTCCTGGGCATACTCCGGCATGTCCAGGTCTAGGGCGATGCCGGCGGTGGCATAGACCGCTTTCAGGAGGTGGGCACAATCCACGCCCGCGCCCTTGACCATGGCGCGGTGATGGAACGGCGTGCCCTGCCAGGAAAGAGCTTCATCAACGATGGCGGCGCGAGTCATACGGCTGTCTCCGGCACGGGGATGAAGGGGCAGCCCCGGAAATTTGGCAGATTGGCGAATTTCCCGGAGCACGTAGCTTGCAGCCTGTCGCAGCCGGGATAGGCCAGGAAGTCGGCCCCCACGGTAGGCGCGGACGGCAGCGCGGAAAACAGGCCCAGCACGCCCGGGGAGTAGCTTTTGACGGTACGGCGGACACCATCCAACGCCCCGCCAGAAAACTTCACATACCCGCGCTCGAAATACTTTGCCGCTTGGCTCAGGCCGCAGTTGATCGTGGTCGTGGTGCTGCCGCTCGCCACCGTTCCGCCGATGGCACGGGAACTGCGCGACACACCGCAGCCTGCGTCATACAGGGTGTGGATGCAGCCCGGCTGATAGACATTGCGCGGCAGTTGGACTTGCAGGGATTCCGTCCCGGAGTTGATGCGGCACTGCATCTCCGTGCGACCGAGCTGCAAATCAGCGAACCGGCCGTAGAACAGATGCACCACGCCCACGGGGGTGCCGCCGGACAGGAAGCAGCGCTCCAGCGTCAGCATGGCGCCATCGAATGCCCCGCCCTGCGCGGCTGCCAGGATCGGGGCGCCGCTGATCGTGTCCGTGGACCTCGGATAGACGGACAGGTCCAGGGTATCCACTTCCACGCCGATGACAATCCGCGCTTTCCCGCGCTTCAGCACCGGGCCGGACGCGGAATAGACGTAGCCGTTTCCGGGGTGCGTAATGTCGCTGTCAAAATCTGCCCAGCGCAGCACCTGGCCTGAGGTCAGAGCGATGGTGTAAAGGTCGCCCATGACAAAAGGGCCGCCTGCCGCCAGATGCGCGACAAGTGGGGAGGAAAGCGTTTTCATGGGTCAGACTTTGTTGCCGGGGGCGCCGGTCATGGTCAGCTTGCCCAGCTTCCACATGTTGATCTGGAACTGCTCAAAATCGGCTGAGTCCTGCGTGAAGCGACATCGGAAATAGTAGGAACCGGACCACGTAAGCACGGCGCCGGATGCCGGGGCGGTCACGAACGTGACAAGGCCTGTGCTGCCGATGCTGTAGCCGCTGCCGGATACCACTGACCCGTTGGCCTCGATGCTCGTCAGGCTGGCGATGTTTTGGCACGGGTCGGCAAAGCCAAAGCCGCCGCCGCCGAAGGTCCGCGTGAGCTGGAATATTTTCTTCAGGCCATCGCCCACACCGAAAGCCTGGCTTGCGGCAACAGAATCGCCCGGCACGGCAACAAGGAACGAATCCCACATGCCGCGCATCTGGCGGAAAAACCCCGAGAGGGTTTCAAGTTCCGCCCCGAGTGCGCCGGTCCTGAGCACGTCAGAAACCAGCGTCACGTCGTAGAGTGGATAGGCCATGAACGCGGCGCGAGTCTCCCGTCCGCTGACGGCGGTCTGCACTTTGGTCGAATAGCGGGGCGAGACAATGGCCCCTGGGAACATGGCCATGGAGATGGGCAGGACTGCGTTGCTCATGGGCTACCACCAGCGCACGGCGGCGCCCACGCAGAAAATCAGCCATTGGCTATAGGGCACGTCCAGCTTGAAGCCGTCTTCCTTGTTCCGAGAAATGTTCATTCTGGTATGCTTCGTTTTCATGTTCTCCTCGTTGGGTTCGCAACGGGCTGAAATAGAAAGCCCGCCGTGTTGGTCGCACGGCGGGCTTTCGCTTATGCGTGCGTCGGGCTGAAGTTCCGCGCCTGGCGGCGCATTTCACGGGCGAACTTGGGGCCGTGGTCCCGAAGCACCCGCTCCACGCCCGTCGCATCCATCGCGTGAATGTGCCAGTTGTGGGTGTCGCCACCGCTCCCGCCCCGCCCGTCGTTCTGCGCGTATTGCTGCGGGCCGTTGTCGGGATTCTTGGCCAAGCCCCGGATTACATCGGCCTGCGCTTCCGGCAGCACCATTTCCCTCCGGTGCAGCTGGGCGAGCGGGTCGTTACCATCGGGCACGTCCCACCCGCCACGGGCAGACGCCACGCTGCCGGACGCTGCTGCAGTTGCCGCGCCGGCAAACACGGATGCCGCAGCGCCTGCGGCAATCGCAGCCTCTGGCGCCATGAACGGGCCAACAATCGGGATTGCTGCAGTTGAGGCGAAGGCATTCAGGGACGCCATCGCCACCATCGCCGCAGACTGCGCCCCAATGACCAAGGCAAAGGCCCCGGCCGCGATCTTGTCCGTCAGCATCTTCTTGATGCCGATTTCGATGAATGCCGTAATGAAGTTGTCGGCAATGCTCAGAGCGACATTCTTCAGGCTCTCGCCCAAATTCTTGCCGTAGATGATGGCCTGGGAGATGCTTGATGCCACCCCGTGCGCTGCGGCGGCCATGGCGTCCGCCGTGAGCTTCGCCGTGTGCTGCTGCGTCGTCATGATCGTGGCGTTCGCGGCAATCCAGTAACCGGCCACCTGGGAAGAAAACTTCTTCTCGTTCTGCAACATAAAAGCGTCGGATGCAATCTTCTTTTGCCGGTCGGATTGCTCCGCCCTCAGCATCGCCTCGGCATGGCGTTTGGCTTCCTTCTCAAGGAGCTTGTTGCCTTCGACCGTGCTCGCCAGTTCAAGCTCAATGTAGGCGGTCAGCGCTTCCGTGCGCTTTTTGAACGACTTGGCCTCAGTTTCGGCGTCGAGCATGAATGACTTTGCAATATCCTGCTTTTCTTTCTCAAGCTCCACATAGGACAGGGCGATGGCTTTGTTGGCAGCAATTTCCGCAGCGGCGCTCTTGGCCTTTACCTCGTCAATGCGGGTCTGTGCGGCTACCCTGTCGCCGTCCTTTTCCCGTGACTTCTTGAACGCCTCAAGCGCCGCGATTTCCTTCGCGTAGCCGGCTTGAGTCGCCGCCAGTTCATCAACGATCAGTTTTTGCTTGCTGCTGTAGTAGGCTTTGGCGTTGATTACGTCCGTGTCATAGTCGATCTTCAGGAACTGCTCACGATCGGCGAGCATCTGTTTTTCGCCGGCAATGATGGCCTCCTGCTCCTTCATGGCCTTTTCCAGGAGGGATTTGGCTACGTCGTCCTTTTGCTCTTTTGATCCCTTGGGGTCTTTTGGCTCGAAAAGGCCGGCGTCTTTCTTTTTTTCGTCTTCTTTTTTGGCTACCGGTGACATCGACTCCAGGCTGTAAATTGCGGCCTGGTACTCCTCGACTTTTTTCCGCTGAATATCCAGTTCTTTTGCCGCCTCCGCAGATTTTGACTGAGACAGAACGCTTATCCTTTCCTGCGCGACATCCATCGCAGCCTGAAGCGTTCCCTCGTCACCTGTCCCGAATTGCTTTTTGACGCGCAGCCGCTCAAGCAGATCATCCGCGGCTTTCACCCTCCCTGCAGCGGCTTCCGCTTGTTTCGCGGCATCCGTCGCTTTGTTTCCCCACAGATACCACGCCCCCGCCCCTGCCAGCAGCAAGCCGGTGAGAATGCCGACGGGGCCGCCAAGCGCAGACATAGCCACCCCGGCCACGCCACTCGCGGCGCCGCCCGCGATACCTGCCGCCGATGCCGCCCGGGATGCCACGGCGTACGCATCCATTGCAACGGCAGCTTCAGCGGCGGCGATGGACTGAGCACGCAGGGCCGGATTTAGTGTGCCAATGGTCAGGGCCAGCCGTTCGGAGCCTTCCGCCGCCAGTACTGTTGCGCGAGCCATGGTGACGTGCATATTTGCTGCCGCCAGCACGGCGTTTGCCTCTTCCGCCAACTTCGCGGCGGCAGCCTCCGCCGCAAACCGCGTCGTGAAAAATGAGGCGGCAAGCGCAATATTCGAGGCTATCCCCTTGGCTGCCTCAATCATGACCGGGGCCAGCCATGAGCTGATTTTCCAGGAGCCATAGGCCAGGGCCACGGCTTCCGCCGCGTCCTTGTGGTCTTTCAGGGACTTGACGGCCGCCACGCTGCCAGAGACAAACGACGCGGCGGATTGCGCGGCATCCACTCCCCATTGCTTTAGGTTGCCGTCCGCAATCAGCGTCTGAATTTCGCTCTTGGCCTCGCCTGCGCCCTTCTTGGCGCCGAGAAGAGAATCCACGAACAACTGTTCAGCCGGCAGGAGTTCAAAGGCGATGCTCTTGTACAGGGCGTTCTTGCCCGCCCCCAGCTTTACCAGGGATTTTTCGTACTTGTCCGCCTCGTCAGCCTGCGCCTTGGTCATGGTCGCGCTGAGGCCCTCTTGTTCCGCCAGGGCCTTCATCATGGCCAGGGCTTCCGCGCCCGTCTTGCCGAAGATGGCCATGGCGATAGCGGCCTTGCCCGGCCCCTTGTCGTCGAATTGGTTCAGCGCGTCCGCAATGGCTTTCATAGCCTGCGCGGGGTCCATCTTTTTCAGGTCAGACGCTTTAAGGCCGATGAAATCCAGTGCGGCGCCGGCACCCTTGGATGCGTCATCCGCGCCCATCAAGGCCTTGTCCAGCTTGATGATGGAGCCTTGCACCATTTCCATGCTGGAGCCGGACATGCGGGCCACCCCGGCAAGCGCGGAGAGATTCTCAACACTGGCGCCGGTCATTTGCGACAGGTGCTTAAGCCCGGCTGCCGACGAAATCACGCCGTCGATCTGATCCTTTATCTGGGACATGCCCGCTCCGGCAGAAATCCCCAGGAAGGCCATGCCCATGCTTTTGGCGGCGCTTGACAGCCCCTCAACCCCATTTTTCGCGGCGTCCAGGGCGGAATTTACCTTGCTCATGGACTGCTCAACGATGGCGCGGGCGTTGCCCATGTCTGACGAGAATTTCGCCATGTTCGCCTCGAGCGAAACAACCAGCGATCCGAGGGCTGCGGCCATTTTTCAGTGTCCAGAAATGAGAAAACCGCCCGAGGGCGGCTTAGTGGTGAAGCAAAGAAGGCCGAATTTCACTTTCCAGCCGAAACCGCTCACTTTTCAGCGGCGGAATCTCTTTCTTGCGGACGTGCATCAAGTGCGAGCCGAAGGAAGCGCGAACCTGCGAACCAACTTCGCGGGCAATCAGGTCTTGCGTTTGCTGCCAAAGGCCCATATCCCGGCGCTGAAGCTGGTCTGACATGGCGTTGAAGGCGTTGATGTAGGCAACTTTCGCCGCCGTCGCCTTCGGGCCAGTGAAGCCCATCACCATGGTTGAATCTCCTATTTGTGTCATGTCGGCTAGGTCCGACACACAAACTACGGACTCTTTTTAACTCAGAGTCAAATGGATTCTTTCCAAAGAGTCAAAAAGAGAGAGACAATCACCGCATGAACGACAAACACCAAGTCCAACCATACCCCCTCCGTATGGCGCCTGAGCTTCGGTCGGCCCTTGAGGAGAGCGCAAAGGCAGGGTCCAGATCCCTTCATGCCGAGATCGTGGCCCGGCTTCAGTCTAGCTTCGTCGCCCACCCAACCCGCACCAAAGACTGGGACGAAATCCGCGCGAAGCTCGAGAGATTGCTTTCCGATGCTGAGAAGATAATTGCATCGCCAGAAGCCCCAGACTGACCGCCCGCAAAAAAACCGCCGAAGCGGGAAAATCAAAAGGATAAAACATGCCCGGCGACAAAAGCGACAACACCATCACTATCCTGCAACCTGAACAGCAAGACCACCAGAAAACTGGCAACTCCGGGGGGCCGGCATCGGTTATCCTTCCGATTGCCGCTGTCATTGGGGCAATTGTTGCTCTGATTTTTGGCGCCGACTGGTATTTCTCGTCCTACAAGCCCATTCAGGACGTAAAAACCGCGATCCGAGAACGGATGATTGACCCCGACTCAACCCAGTTCCGCAATGTTTCCGTGACATCATCGAGATTCGTTTGCGGAGAGGCGAATGCAAAAAATTCCTTTGGCGCCTACGTCGGATTTCGCTGGTTTGAATCCCTGTCCGGCCCCGCTCACGTCATTGTTGACGATGAAAAGTTTCAATTCGCCGAAAAATCGTGCAGCCATATAAACCCCCCCGCCAAAAACCCGTAGGCTGAGGGCTCTACTTCCGCGCCTCATTGGCCGCGTCTTCCACGCTCTGCGCCAGGGACTCCTTCAGCGCATCTAGCGCCGCCTGCCCTTTGGCCTCCCACGCGGGGCGCATGTAGGGGCTTGCTGGCACAAACTTGAGGGTATGCCCCGCCCTTGCCGCCTTCCGCCCGCTGGCGCGGTTCGGCGAGCGGGTCCAATGCCCATACTCCACCCACAGGGCGTAATAGGCGTCAAATTTGCCATAGGCCTTGACGCCCTTCTGCCCCTTGCTGCCGTTCTTGGCCTGCCGGACGAAGACATGCCCGACCTCCTTTCCCTTGGCGCAATCCCGATTGTTGCGCCCGTAGGAAATGGCCCGCTGGAGCGTTCCGGGGGGCGGGTGGCCTTGCTCTGCCGGGCCGGTATAGACCGGGGCACGGTTACGGGCCTCGTTGCGAATGACAACGCCGGCAGAGGCTACCGCTTTGCGCAAATACTTCTGCTCCAGCTTCTGCGGTAGCTCTTGCAGGGCCTGGAATAGCGCATCCATGCCGGTGATGTTCTGCGTATCAGCCATTGCCCGCCTTCCGTTGTTCCGCCGCCTGCAACGCTTCCGCCGCAAAGATCATGCGCCACTGCAAGGCCGTTTTCCCCTCCACCAGCACCTCGGCGAAAGGCTCCGGCGCGGGGGGCGGGAATAGGAGAAAGTCCCGGATGCTGTACGGCTCCGGCTTACTCTTGCTGTCGCGCTCCAGATTTGCCATGACAGAGCATTGATGCGCGTTCATGGCGTCTTGCACCTTCGTTCCCCATGGCTCCAGGCTGTAAAACTCCTGGAATTCCACGAAATCCGCGTAGGGCATCGCGTCAATCTCACCCGGCAGCCTTCCAAGGGCGAGCGCCAGCCGCAAGCGGAACAAGCGCTCGGGGCTGTCCCTCAGGCGTTTTTTTCGTCAGCCTTCTTGAAACCATTCACCTCCAGGGCCTTGCCGACCAGCGATTCAAGGGTGGCGTTAGCAGAGGATTGCAGGGCCGGCAGGTCGGTGTCGTCAAAGACATGGGCGCCGTCTTCATCTACGACAGCCATGAGCACCAGGCGCAGGCCGAATTGGTCCGTGTTGCCGTCGTTCTTCATGCCGGCCCTCAGATTTTCCACTTCGGCCACGGTCAGTTGCGAAATCGACACGGGGCCGAAGCCCTCCACGTCGAACGGTTGCGCCTTCGGCTTGATGGCCGCCAGGAAATTGGACTTGTTGAAGTTGCTCATGTCGTCAGCCTCAGAAAATGGTAATGGCGCCAGTGATCTTCAGGGTGATCTGAATTTCCAGCTTGCCATCGACCTTGGCATCCGGCCCGGCCAGCTTGGTGACGTAGGCGGAAAAACCGATGTTGATGGGCGTTGCGCCGCCCGGAATGACGATCTTGTAGGGCGACGTGGCGCCGGCGTTCATGTCGGCGCGGACCAATGCCTGCACGGTCCCGTTCGTGAAGTTGAACGTCCCCTCCGCCGTGCCGTTGTCGGGCAGGCCGGCAATGGATTCCTTGGCGATGGACAGGAGCGTGGTCATGTCGATGGATGTCACGGACACGCCGCCCAGCTTCACGTCGGTAGGCTCCTCGATGGTCGCATAGGTCACGGTCTGCGCGGTGTAGGTGCCGACAACAGACGCGGCGCCGCCCGGGGCAGAGGCGGTCGTAAAGGTGAAGGTCGTCGTGGTCAGCACAGTGACGGTGAAAACACCGTTGTAGGCTGCCGGGGTCGCGCCGGTAATGGTCACGATGGAGCCGGTGGCCAGGCCATGCGCGGATGCCGTGGTCAGGGTGGCGAGCGAGCCGGAAGCGGTGATGCTGCTGATCGTCTGCGGGGTCGCTGCGGCGACTGCGCCACGTTGGAGGTAACTGCCTTGTGCGCGGATTGCTGTTGCCATGATATGCGGGCCTCAAAAAAGAAGAGCCCGCGAAAAGCGGGCGTAAAAAAAAGCCGCTGGTGGGCGGCTTCAGTTGGTCAGGTATAAACCCAGCAGGAGAAGTCCTGCCGGTGTCGGTACAACTTCGGCTCCGGCTCAAACCCGGATGCGTCTGATCGGGGCGTAGCGGCAAGCGCGGGACTTGCCATGATCGCGTCGTAGATGGCGTTTTTCAGGGCCACGACTTCAGGCTTGGTGCGGGCATAGGCGTCGATTTGAATCAAGGGATTCGATAGACCGGAATCCCCCAGGAGACTGGTGACGTTCTGGCATGACACTTGCGAGTACACGACATAGGGCGGCGCGTCGGATGCCTCGGCGATGTCGGGGCGGACCATTACGCCAGGAATCGCGGCTTGCAGACAGGACACAATCAACTCTTCCGGGGTCGGGTTAGCCATTGCTCATGCCCTCGGAGCATCCCAAAGACACCCACTGATTGCGCTCGTCCTCATTTGCCACTGAAAGGATGTTGAACGGGCGCCCCTGGTACATCAGACGCATCGCCGCCGCCTTTACGGGATCGGCAAACTCAGCCCGATAGCGACAGATAACCGCGTGAGTGACTTCGGCGCGTTGCGCTTGCGCCGCCATCAATTCCCGGCCGCCGCTCGTCGTGATTTCGCACCAGATCGTGGCGATGGTCGCCCACGCCACAGACTGCCCGCCGAATGCATCCTGAGTCAGGCTGCGCTGCTGTAGTTCGGCGGTTTTGACGCGCCCCGTGAAACCGGGCATGTCAGAACCTCGTCCGCAGGGTCAGCGGATCAAGCAAGGTGTTCATGTACTCGGCCGGCAGTTCGTTGAAGGCGTTCGCGCCCTTGGCCTTGATGAACATTTCCCGGTTGTCATAACCCCATGCTGCTGCCAGCAGCAGCCAATAGCGGACGGTCGGAAATCGGATAGCCATGTCGTCCAGGGACACCCCCGCTGTGTAGGTGATTTCCACGGCCCGCAGGCCCTTGCCCGTGTCGGGCCATGCATCGGCGACGGGGCAAATGAGGGTTTCCCGCTCGATAACAGCGGCCTCAAAAGCGGAATTGGCCATGGTTGCGCGGGTGCCACCCGTGGTGGCGTAGGTAATGCTTTCCACCGCCACCACGGCGCCATGGGTGAGGGCGATAAACCCGCCCACCTTCGGGAATGCCTGCATGCGCTGAACATACCGTGCGCCGCGGATGATAGAACCCGTGCGGGTTTCGGCCATCTGGCGGACGTTCGGGATGATTACCTGCGAAATCAGGTCGTCATCTTCGGAAAAATCCCCGTCGATCCGGCATTGGTCCTTGACCTCCCGGAGCGTTATCGGCTCGTCGAAGTTCGGCAGGAATTCCACGAATTCAGACATGGCTTATTTCTTGTCGGCCTTCGGATCAACAGCGGGCGCCGTGGTTTCTTCACCCAGGCCACGACGGATGATTTCGGCGGCCACGTCGTCTTCAAACGCGGCGATTTCGCCCGGATTCAGGCTGTTGAAGTGCTTCAGCACCTTGATCTGTTTCATTTTCAGTCCTCCAGAATGAGAAAACCCGCCGCGATTTCTCGGGGCGGGCTGATTTCAGCGCCGGGTTAGCGGCTCCAGGTCACACCGTCCAGCACGCCCACGGCGACGGCATGCATCGGGGCCAGGTCGTGCTCCACGATCATGCGGATGAGGGTTTCATCGCGCTCGAACGCATTCACCTGGTTGCCGGTGACGGAATCCGTGTAGGACGCCTCGTAGGAAATGGCGACTTCCATCGGCAGGGCCGTACCGATAAGCCAGTGGTCCCAATCCACCAGATAGATTTCAGACCCGTTGGAGGTGGCGCCGCCGCTGGTCAGGTTCGTGGGAATCTGAGTGGTGATGCCGATGGGGATTTGACCGAAACGGCCTTCCGCCTCAACTTCCGGGAACACCTTCGCGCCGGTCGTGGTCTGGAGCGCGGCCAGGTACTCGAAGGAGTCCGGGTGCATCAGGTAGGCCGGGCGGGTCATGGCGACGTTCTGGCGCCGCAGGGCCAGCTTCAGGCGGGAGAAATCGGAGCGGATGGCTTGCTGCAACGTACCGTCTGCCGTGCTCTTGCCCGTCAGGACGGTAGCGTTCAGGACGTTGCCGTCGGGCGCCCAATAGCGGAGGCCCTTGATATTGTTGCCGGTGCCGTCGCCGCGAATCATGCCGATGTCCGCAGCGACGGACATGGAATTGCCCAGGACGTTGGTCAGGATGGCGTCCACAGAGGGATACACGCCGGACATGCGTAGCAAGTCCTTCGCCAGCGGAATCAGGCCGGTCAGCTTCTTGGCCTTCAGCGTCACCTTGTCCGTTCCCGCGCTGGTCACGCCCACGGCGGCATTGCGACCGGTGTAGCTGCCAGTGGGGGCGCTGGAAATGCGGCCGATGTCCAGATTGCCATTCGGCATCGGGATTTCCATTGGGCCGCCGTTGGTGTTGCGCACGACAGCGGACGGGAACAGGTAGCCAATGACGTTTTGCGCCAGCATGGTGGGGACCAGCACGCCGCCGCCCGATGCGGATTCGGTGTTCATGGCCATGGAGATGGACTGCTCGAACGCGGAAGCAACGGACGCCTTCACGTCGTCGCGGACCTTCAGCCGAGACACCACCTCGGAGCGGGCCACATGGGGGTTGCCCTTGGCCTGGTCCAGGGCGTGAATGAAGGTGAAGAAGGTCGCCATGGAATGTTCGCCTTCGGCCTTCTTGTCACGCGGGGCGGCGGCAGCGGCAGAGGCAGCGGCCGGAGCGGCGGGGGCGGGCCCAACCGGTACGGCGGCAACAGCGGCCATCTTTTCAGCGGCTTCCATGCGCTCGATGTTGGCGCCGATGCGGTCAAACTCGACCTTGAGGGAATCGAATTCTTTCAGGTCGTCCTCGGTGGGGGCTTCCATCTTGGCGATGGTTTGGACGCGGGCGTTGAGTTGAGCGCGTTCGCGGCGGAGATCGTTGATGCCGGGCATGTGTAGCTCCAAATGAAAAACCGCACGGGGGCGGTCGAAAAAATACCGCCCGGGGGCGGTCGGTTACTGCGTACCCGCGAACGCGGTTACAGCGAGTTGGCGATTTCCATCGCTTCGGCGGCCATCTTCATGGACTGGCCCTTGGCCGATGCGGAGAAAGTTGGGGAAGGGGCGGGTTTCGTGGCCATCTTGGCGCGATCTGCGCGAGCAAGACCGGCAATGCGGTTGATTGCCTCGTTTGGCGTTTCCAGTCTGTCGGCAAGACCGACGTCAATGGCGTCCTGACCGAAATACAGTCCGGCATCGGTCCCGACCACGCTTTGAACCGGCGTATTGCGAAAACCGGCGATGGAGTTGGTGAATTGGCTGTAGATGCGATCGAGTTGCTGATTCAGTGCCGCCATTGCGCCATCCGTCAGGGGTGCGTCCGGGGAAAGGTCGGCTTTCCGTGCGCCCCGATAGGCCGTGGTGACTTTCACGCCCTCGTTTTCCAGGGCCTTGGACAGGTCCACGTGCTTGGCAATCACGCCGATGGACCCTACCCCGCTGGATTGGCTGACGCTTACCTCTCCTGCCGCTGCGGCCAGCAGGTAGCCGCCGGAAAATGCCCGGTAATGGACAATGGCATGCACCGGCTTGATGAGATTCGCGGCGCGGATGCTGTCAGCCAGCTCAAAAGCCCCCGTCGCGTCACCGCCGTTGCTGTCGATGTCCAGCACGATGCGAGAGATTGACGGGTCGGCCACTGCGGCGGATACCTGGCGCTCCACGCTTTCGTAGGCCGTCATCACCTGGCACATCTTGAGATTGCCTGCGCGGGCCACCAGCGGGCCGCTCACGGAAATCTGCGCCACGCCGGAGCCGTCGCCGTCGCTATCATTGTCGCCTTGCCCGTCACCGTCGCCGTCAGGGTCGTAGCCGGCCACGCGGGGCGCCGATACGGACAGGCTCAGGCCGTCCATGCTGGAAACGGAAATGCCCAGATGAGCGCGGGCGAAAAACACGGCGTCGTTCAGCAGTTCCGGTGTTGCCAGCATGGGGCGGTTGAAAATCTGCCCGAGGATATTGGGGAAACTCATTTTAGAACCTCTTCGATTGCGCTGATTTGCTTGTCATATGCGGGGGGCTTGCCGATGGGCATCCCGGTTTTTCCGTCTGCCATGTTGAGCGGCTGTAGGTAGGTTTCGCCGCCATTGATAGGCGGCATGTTTTCCATCCGGCGAATGTCATTGACGGACAGCCACCCCCATTGCCGCGCCTGGGCATAGGCGGCATATCGTGAGGACGTGTCACCGCGCAGCAACCCGGCGACGTCGAACTGTATGTACAGCCCGGATGCGCGGTCATCCGCCGTCAGGAAATCCCGCTCCATTGCCTCTTCATGCCGTTTGATCCAAGGCATGAGGGTGAAAATCACGAATTCCAGGGCCTGCTGTTCGATGTTGGAGAACGTCGCGCCGCCCATGTCCCCTAATTTGTGCGGGGGGATGCCGTAGATTCTCGCCACATCCCGCACGCCGTAACCGCGAGCCTCGATGAGCTGGGCATCTTCGTTGCTCATGGAGAGTTGCTTGAATTCCATGCCCTCCTGTAGTAGCGCGACTTCGCCGGCATTCTCAGAACCGGAATACTTTCTTTTCCAATCCGCAAGCAGTTTGTCGATTGCGCCCTGGTCCTTGATGCCCGTCGATTCCTTCGGGCGGGTAATCACGCCGGAAAGGCGCGTTCCGTTTCCGAAAACACGGGCCGTGTGGCGTTCGCTGGCGGCGATGATGCCGAGGGCGTCACGGTGCAGCGATATGGGGCTGAGGCCAGCATAGACGTTATCCCCAATCCACCGGACGTGGTGCATCTGGCGCAGGGAGAACGTGCCAGAGATTCCATCCGGGGCCATCAGCACCCGGTAATAGGGCATGCGGTCTTCGGGGCTTACCATTACCTGCACCCGGTCGGGGTGCAAGGGGTATTGGCTCTGAATCTCGCCGTCGCCGCTGTAGAACTTCAGCGAGAACGCGTTCCCGCGCAAGCCCATGGAGTGCTGCTTGTACTCATGCACCTGAAACGGCGTCATCCATCCATTCGGCTGCGTGGCAATCACGCGATAGGCCGGATGGTCCGTCACGGGACTGCGGCTGTCCCCCTCGTTGCGATACAGGCGGCACGGAAGCTGCGCGATTGACTCAGACAGGAGCGTTACCGCCCGCTGAACTGCGGTCAAGGCAAGCGCGGTTTGCGGGTTGATCGTGGGGCCGGCTTCAGACGAGCCGCCAACAGATAGCGCAGAACCAAGCCACCCGCCACTGCCCGCCGGGACGGCGGCGCCGGACCCTGAGAAAATCTGCGAAAAGAACATCAGGCGGCGCCCTGGGTGGGTTTTGCGGCAACGTCAGGCCGAGGCATGCGAGCGACAGCGCGGGCAACGATGGCGGACCAGCACAGCAGGAACACGCCCGCCACCACCAGCCCGGCAGGCCAGTAGATAGCAGACACACCAGCCACCAGCAGCAGGAATCCCGCCACGCCGGAAATCACGGCCGCGTCATTCAGTGTCAAATTCCGATTTCGCATGATTCGTAGATGCTCGTTTCCTGTTTTTGGTCGTGCGTCATCAGCCGGCCAATCCCCATGATGATGGCCACCGCGCCGTCAATTTTCAGATTCGGCTTTTCCTTGCGCGGGTATATGTTGTCCTTCGCGTCCAGCTTCGCCGTGACGTTGGACACCATCCATGTCGTTACCGGGTTGCCGTCATGGTGAAACCGCCCCGCCCTGACTGCCGCTTCCAATTCCTTCATGGGGGCTGACATGGTTTTCACCTGTTGGGCGAACTCCACGCACTCGGCCCCTGCTTCCATGAGCTGGTGGGCCAGTTGCGTAGCCCGCCACGGGTCATAGGCGATTTCCCGCACCTGATAGCCGGCAGAGGTCGCCTTTACGTCCTCGCCGATCAAGTCAAAGTCGATTTCTGCCCCGTCTGTCGGGGTCAAATGGCCCTGAATGACCCATTTGCGGTACATGGCCGCGTTTTTCGGGTCATTCTGGATCGTCTCCTCCGGCAGGTAGTACCTGGCGAAGGCGTAGTAATGGTCCTGGTTGTTGATGCGCTTCTTGAACAGCTGCGCGAAGGCGCAAACGTCGATTTTGCTGGCCAGGTCCAGGACGAAAACCGCTTCCTGCCCGGCGAATTCTTCAATCTTCAGGCCCGGATCAGCAGCCATTCCCCACATGGGCATGCTCATCCAT